TTGGGGGGTTTGGAGAATTTGGAAGAATAGAGCTGCAATAGAATATCGCATGGTTACTACAACTTATGCTTTGCGAAATTTTGTTGGTGTGAACTATTATTCCGCGCTATGCGCGTTGTTTTCTGGACCAGTTCTAGATGACAACAGGCGGTATTTGAGGCGAGTAACAGTGATGAAATCACGATTATCCACCACGCATTCACACGCACAGGAGGCGGGTTTGCGCGCAGAGGGAGAATCGATCATGGAATCGTTGGCGCTCATGCTTGGAAAGGAGGTTTTTAGCATTTCCGGTAATAAGGATGAAGCAATTCGTGGTAATTGCGACAGACTGTACTACCAAGCTAAGGACTTTCAATCCGAGTACCAACCGGCCAGACGCCCACACAAAGGGGAAATCGTGAAGATGACTGACGTCGATTACTATGCGGATATGAGAACTTATCTGAATGGTGATGACGTCATCATTTATACATGGTGTCCCTTACGACCAGCTGGTAGTTATAGCCATTCGTGCTACAGCACCACTGGTAATATCGTGCGGATGACTGTCAACGGCGGAGCGATTTACGAACACGAGTTGTGGGATTATGAAACGGATGTTTTGATCATTGACCATTGGTGGGGTTCGACTGTTTATCTAGTCGAGCGTCGCTCGTTGGGTGATGATCATTGCGTCATATATTTCAACGCGATTCGTAATATTTATGGTCCATTCGCATGGATAATTTCGGGTAGGCGATTACAACGACGAAGGTTTGATTATGGAGGGTATACGTACACTCAGTATCTCAACAAGGAACCATTAACACTAATGCACAGTTATGGAACATTTGGATCAGTAACAACCGCTGACATACCGGATGATGTACATATATCATGTCGCACTAGGTTCATGTTGTCGAAGGATCCAAAATTGTCGGATATTGAGAGGATATTGAGATCCGCTGACATCAAACAGCCAGTCGCCGCAGCCGCAATACTGCATTTTGCGTTTAGTGCTAACCCGTATGCGTATACGCCCTTGGTAGGACGTACTGACGGCCACACTTACCAGACGGTTTACCCTCTGGTGACTGAGGACGCCAAACCAAGCATGCGGCAAATCGAAGTAGATGGTGAAATGTGGCAGGCTATGACAGGAAGTAGCTTCTCACCGGGTCGCAGTTTTAATAACGATACTGCTTGTGTGGAAGGTCGGATAAACCAACCGCGCAATCCGAACTTACCCCTACCGTCAAGGTATAACAAGTATCTGCGAGAATTCGTAAACTTGCTTGTGCCATACGACACCCAGTACACCCTAGTGCCTGATGATTACGACGTCATGCAGTCCAGGTTGAAGCGACCCACAGATCGGAAGAGCGT